CTATTACCTACCCTGTTTCGATACCCACAACAATCGGATTTGAGCAGATAACCTTATCTGCGTTGGACGCTGTAGCTGTGTCAGAATCCCCATTTACCTACAAGCAGCAGGTATTCCAGCACACTGGTCAAAGATGGTCGGCCTCTGTGAAGATACCTCCTGTCAAAAGAGAACTGGCCGAACCGTGGGTTGCGTTCCTGCTTTCCTTGAAAGGTCGATCAGGTACATTTCTTCTTGGTGATCCCTTGTGTACCTCTCCACAAGGGGCTGTAGGTGGAACACCAGTTGTAAATGGTGCAGATCAAACAGGATCGACGCTGAATATCTCTGGTGCAACTCCGAGTCAGACCAATTGGCTAAAGGCTGGTGATTATATCCAACTTGGATCGGCTTCATCTGCCAAACTCCACAAGGTATTGCTTGACGTTGACACGGACGGCTCCGGGGAGGCAACACTGGACATTTGGCCCGATCTACGAGCATCGCCCTCAAATGGCGCAACAGTCATCACAAACGACTGTAAAGGGGTATTTCGTCTAGCTGACAATTCGCGCTCTTGGAATATCAACAACGCCAATTCGTATGGTATCGCATTCGATGCCATTGAAGCCTTGACTTGACAGGTAATAGATATGTCCAGAGACCTCTCTACCGCTGTTGAAAATACGATTGAAGATGAAGTTGTGTATCCGTTCTTTGTGACGGAAATGAACTTCATTTCAGATACTTTGCGGTTCTGGACAGGTATCGGAACTCTTGTCTACGAAGGGGTCTCTTACACGGGTGCAGGCAATCTCCTCAATATATCGTCAATAGAAGAAACCTCTGAGATCGCAGCCAAAGGGGCGAGGATAACCTTGTCTGGTATTCCTTCCGAAACGCTATCCCTTGCTCTGAGCGAACCATATCAGGGACGAATTTGCACTGTATCTTTTGGACTCTTTTCAAAAGGTCATCTTCTTCAAGAGAACTCTTCCTACATACTTCTTGAAAGCGGCGGTAAGATAGCCCTCGAAACTCAAGAAATAGGTCTCACTGAGATTTTTTCAGGCTACATGGATCAGATGAATATAAACGAAGGCGTAGAAAACTCTGATGTTGAGTTGTTGGTGGAGAACAAACTTATCGACTTGGAGCGTCAACGGGTTGCTCGTTACACATCAGCCTACCAGAAAACAAGGTTTCCTGGTGACTTGGGGTTAGACTTTGTTGAATCCCTGCAAGACAAAAATGTTGTATGGGGACGCAAAATAAGGAATGAATGAGACTAATGAGTATATCTTCATTTCTCAAAGAGAACGAAAATAAGGTGTTTGCTTGGGGCGAATGGGATTGCGTCCATTTCGTCGCCAGGTGGATAGAGTATTCAGGTAAGAGTCTTTTCGACAGTTTCGATAGTTGGAACTACGACAACGTGGCGTCTGCTCGAAAATCGTATATTCATCTTCTTCGTTCACACGATGCGACATCCATAAATGATATTCTTGACGCGCATTATACGAAGTGTGACCATATTCCCCCTAAGGGTAGTATCGTATCCAGAAAATCGGACAACGCTTTCGGCTTTGCTCTTGGTATCGTTGAGGGCTACAGAGGTATCTTTGTGGCTGACGGCGGATATGTTAAAATGCCACTTGACCCTCTTTCCGATAGGTATTGGAAATTATGAAGAGTTTCCTGAAAGTCGTCCTCCTTAGCACCACGACGCTCGTCTTTTCCACTGAGGCAACAATAGCTGATCCTGTGAGTTCGGCTATCGCTATTGCTAGTGCTGCTGGCGCGACATGGCTTCCAGCCGGGGGAGCGGCAATCGCCTCTCTTACTCTTTTTCAATCCTTTCTTGTGCGCGCAGCAATCGGACTAGCCCTCAATGCTCTTGCACCTAAACCAAGAACCGGGAGTGGAGGTTACAACGTAACCACGAGGGGGTCAGCACTGGATCACCAGGTTATCTATGGTAAAACTCGTGTTGGAGGGGTTGTTGTCTACGATACAACAACCGGAAACAAGAACAAGGTTCTTCACAGGATCATAGCTTTTACGGGACACGAGATTGAATCGTTTGAGGAAATTTATCTGAACGATGAGGCCGTTACGCTTGACGGAAGTGGCTACGTGACTTCTCCTGAGAGGTATGACGGTGAGTTTGTACGCATAAAGAAATACTATGGCACTGACGATCAACTCGCTGATTCCGATCTGGTCTCAGAAACAGGAGGCGAATGGACTTCTGAACACAGGTTAAGGGGTATTTCCTATCTGTATGTAAGGATGAAGTTCAAATCGAACGTATTCCCGAACGGCGTACCAAACATCACCGCCACAATCAAAGGTAAGAAGGTCTACGATCCGAGAGACGGGACAACTGCATGGTCAGATAATCCCGCTCTATGTATTCGGGACTACATTGTTTCGGAATATGGATTGAATGAAAGTTCAACCCATATGGACGACACTCTCGTGCAAACTGCGGCCAATGTCTGTGACGAAACAGATACCTTGGATTCGTCTACTCGATATACATGCAACGGCGCGTTCACGACAGATGTAACGCCCTACGACATTTTGAGCGAAATATTGACGAGTATGGGCGGTACGCTTTGGTACGCTCAAGGTAAGTGGAGGATGAAGGCTGCGACTTGGTACACACCAGCCCTGTCGCTTGATGAAGATGATCTGCGTTCAAATGTGCAAATTCAAACCAGGCATTCAAGGCGGGATAACTTCAACACGGTCAGAGGAACATTTCGAGGCCCTGAGACTAATTGGCAAGTGACTGACTACACGGAAGTCACATCCACCTCTTACCTCAATGCTGATAATGGGCAGGAAAGTGTTGTTGATCTGAATCTACCGTTCACGGACACTTTTGGCGAAGCTCGACGCCTTGCCAGGATTTTTCTTGAGCGCAACAGGCAACAACTGACCATAAACGCAAGTTTTGGTCTTCGCGCACTGAGTGTTCAGGTTGGTGATAACGTCACCCTCACGAACTCCAGAATGGGGTGGACGAACAAAGAATTTGAGGTGGTGTCGTGGACATTCAAGATGGTGGACACCTACGAGATTCAAATTCAAATGACTTTGAGGGAAACAGCCGAGTCCATTTTTGATGAAGTTGATGACGGGGCCACATTTGAATCCGACAATACGACTCTATTGTCCCCCTTCGAGGTTCCGAGTGTCGGTCTGAGTGTTGTTGACGATGTTCGCATTTACAATCAAAAAGTAACAAACATCGCCAAGATAACTGTATCAACAGACGATGAGGACCGAATTGATTACGTGGATGTGTTCTACAAGGAATCTTCAGCGGGGGAGTCTGAATGGAGTCTTGTTGGTTCCGGTGATATCGGCCTCTTTGAGGCTGTTGATCTTGCGACCGGCACGTATGATTTCCGAGCGAGAGGTGTTAACACGTTTGGCGTGAAAGGGGATTTTTCCACCATTAGCGACGTGGAAATAAATCCTTTCGTTGGCCCTCCTGAAGATGTTAGCGACTTCTCCAAAGATTTGTCCGGTGGTTCAATATTCCTGTCTTGGCCTGCGGTGACTGATCTGGATTTGAGTCACTACAGGATTAAGCACAACTCTAATACTACCGGTGCTACATGGGCCAACTCTACAACGATTGTAGATAAAGTTGGCAGGCCGTCTACGTCCACGTCGATGGCTGCAAGGTCTGGTACATTCCTGATAAAAGCCTATGACAAGGAAGGGAACGAGAGTGAAAACGCAACCACACTGACTGTCGATCCCTCAGAGTTACCTTCTCTCGGCACGACAGATACGGCAACGGAAGACCCCACTTTCGCAGGTACAACGACGAATACAATAGTGTCATCCAGTACGCTTGAGATTGATGATACGTCTGCGTCCTCTCCGTCTGGTGAATACGAGTTTGATATTTCGGGAGTAGGGTACATTGATACTGGCTCTGTGAGAACAGCGCGCGTTACTGGATTCGTTACCTATACTCGTGCGTTTGATGGGGGCACTCTTCTTTGGGATGACATACCTCAAAATTGGGATACGTGGCCAGGAAACTGGGATACTTGGACAGACGAAGACGCCAATTTTGGTGATGTATCCGCACAAGTCTATGTTTCCGCCACAAGCGATGATCCGTCTGG